GATATCTACTCCATCAACAATGGGCGTGATCTTCCCTTGTGGGCACACCTGCACATCACCGAGTTCAATAAGGTGATCATCCAGCGTGATGGCAAGTTTGCTCTGGTCAATCCCAAAGATATCCAATATTTGGATTGACAATAATTCCCATACCTGCTATACTGTATTCAAGTTAGAAAACAGGAGCAGAACATGAACTCTAATCCTATCAAGTATCCCTCAACTCCGCATCTGCCGTTCAGTAACGGTCTCCAACGTGACGATACCCGTATCACCACTCTGGACTATCTGAACGGTCGTGAGGTTGTGGTCACTGAGAAGATGGACGGTGAAAATTGCTCTATGTACTACGATCATATCCATGCTCGTAGTCTTGACAGCCGTCATCACCCTAGTCGTGATTGGGTTAAGAACTTTTGGTCCACTATCAAGCACGATATTCCCCAAGGTTATCGTATTTGTGGTGAAAATCTCTATGCACAGCATAGCGTGGTCTATAATGCTCTGCCCACATACTTCATGGGTTTCAGTGTCTGGAACGGCACCCGTTGCCTGAGTTGGAACGATACTCAAGAGTTCTTTGAACTTCTGGGTATTCAATCTGTTCCTGTTCTGTATCGTGGTGTGTTCGATCTGGAACTTCTGGAGCGTATGGCAGAAGGTTTCGATGTTGAAAACAAGGAAGGGTTTGTTGTCCGTGTAGCAGAAGGTTTTGATTACAGCGAATTCGACACCCATGTGGCTAAGTGGGTTCGCAGTGGTCATGTCCAAACTGACAAGCACTGGATGCATCAACAAGTTCGTCCTAATGGTCTTCAAGGGTAAATAAAATGTTTCAAAATGAACTGCGTCAATATGTACAGGATAACCCGCGTCAAGTAAAGGCGCGGGGTTCTGAACGTTATCCTGAACTGAGCGTACTGAAGTACAGCAAGCAGGTGTTCTACAAGAACTCTTGGGATCAATATTTGGAAGAGTGCCGCGGTGCGGTAGTTGACCGTGATTTCAACCTGGTGTCATACCCGTTTACAAAAATTTTTAATTTTGGTATCGAGAGCCGTTCGCCTGTAATTCATCGTGATACCAAGGTTACTGCTTTCCGTAAGGTCAATGGCTTTATGGCAGCAGTGTCCTGGTATCGTGGTGATTTGTTGATCAGCACTACCGGTAGTCTGGATAGCGAATATGTGGACATGGTTCGTGAGTTGATCCGTACAAAGTACAACTACGAAGACTGGCAGTTGGTATTTGCTCGTACCGACATGGAAAACATGACCTTTATGTTTGAAGTGTGCCATCGTAATGATCCGCACATTATTCCTGAGCAGGAAGGTCTATACTTGTTGGGTTATCGTGAAAATTCTTGGCATAGCCGTGTTCAGCATGATAGTTTTGTGTTGCGTGAATTGTCGGCGGAATTGGGATGCTATACGCCAGAATGTGTGGTAACTAACATGGGCCGATTGTCTGACATGGCTCGGGAAGTTCGTCATGAAGGTTGGGTATTCTATACGGATGATGGTGTAAGTGCTAAAATCAAGTCACCTCACTACCTAATACAAAAATGGGTGGCTCGTAATCCTAACACTGATAAAATCATGCGTGAGGATTTCAAGTGTAGTGTTGACGAGGAATACCATGGTCTCGTTGATCACATCCGTGAAAACATCGTAGAATATACGGCATTGTCCGAACAAGATCGCCTGTCATGGTGTCGAGAGTATTTTGAAGGAACCAAGAATGAATGAAAATTTTGTCGCATATGCCCGAGCCCGGGGTCTAAATATTACAAAGAATGGTATTTTTGCTGACCCTGATGTTGATGTGATTGTTGCTTTTGAAAAATATAGCCAAGATCTAATTCAAAGTTGTATCAGTAAAATTGCCCTGATGGGTATTAGCAACTGGCAAAATGAAGATATTAGTTGGGCAACAGATCAAATCGTCAATGATCTTAAAGAAAAATACCAGATATGAGGTTATATATTGCCGTACTTGATGAGTTCCCAGACTACATGACGCCTACCTTGGTGGCACATGCGGTACTGGGCGCTCATCTAAAATTCAATGATAATCCTCAATATCAGGATTGGTTGTCAACCTCCTTCAAAAAATGTGTAGTTAGGGTAAACAGAAAAGAATTTGAAAAGATTTGTAATTTACCTGATGTATACTTAGGTCATGAGAATAATACCTTAAATGGTGAAAAATCTTGTGCGGTGGTATTACCTACAGTAGACAACTTATTGCCTAATGTGTTAAAATTTGCTAAACTTTGGAAGCCCCAATATGATTGATTTAGAGATAGCATTTTATATACTTTTAGCCTGGATCAATGGTCTATTACTGGGTTATATCTGTTGGGCGCCCATGACTACATTCAAACAGGGTATTATGGATGGGCTTACACTAAGATTTTTGTGGGATAGGAAACATCGTGAACGAAAAGATTAAACCGCTGGTTGAAGCAGCCACAATTAGAGTAAATAATCCCATCATTAACAGTGATGGTAAAATTATTCGTGATGATTGGGAAGAGGGTGTTAGTCTAAGTAAATTTCATGATCTAATACTAGAAAAGTGTATTGCGGTATGCCAACAGCATTATGCGGTCGCACAGAATTCAGCAATTCAGAAATGTATGCTTTCAATTAAAAAATTAATGATAGAGGTTTAAATGAATATGATGTATTTTATTATGGACTTAATGGCATATGCCACTTTTGCGACTGGAATCGCAGGAGCATTTGTTCTCATGTTATTGCCAGAATATAAGTATGGTGATATTGAGCGCGATTACGACATTCATCCTAGGATTAAATAATGACAATTAAAGCAAAATCTGCCAATGGGCGCACTGGAGTATTAATACATCTTGGTGACGGCCAGTATCGTATCAGAATTTATGAACAATTTGCCAGTTCATTTCAAGATTATGATATCAACCACAGTGATTTAACCTTTGTCATTGAGGACGAAGATGCGTATATGTATACTGTTGGAGATCGTCATTGGATTGATCATAGCCCAGAAACTCTAGGAATTGTAAATGAAACACAAGTGGAAAAGTGATGAAGCGGCATTTGGAATGCCAGACTTGACCTATTGTTCTGACTGCGGAACACTGTTATTCATTAATACCAAAGATGGTGATTGTCCTGGGCCCAAAATTGTTGACGAAAATGATATAGTATACCGTCTACGCAAGCGGGCAGAGATCCGTAGACAAATTCCTGATCGTAAAAGTGTTCAAGAGGGAAAGCCAGACAGGATCGCTGATATCCTAGAAGAGGCTGCCAATGAAATTGAACGTCTAAGAAAACAAAAACAATGAGTATATTACGAGAATACACCCGAGATAGTCATGTACTAGTTGAAAGTACAAAATTTATGCGGGCAATTTTTGAAAGAAAACTGCCGCTAAAGTTGTGGTATGATTTTGTATATCAAAAATCACTATTTTATGAAGTGATAGAAGATACTGCTGAAGCATCACAATATACCGAGGATATGCTTGAAATCAATAAGCAAAATGATTTACATGCTGAATGTACGGCACAATCAGATAAATTTCAATATCGTGATGCTACGGTAAAATATTATCAGTATTTGAACACTATACCTATTGAGGATCGTAGAATTCTCGCACACCTGTATGTGTGGCATATGGGTGATATGTATGGTGGTCAGATGATCAATCGTGTTTTAGGCATCAATAGTCCTAGTTTAACATTTCCAAATCGTGCTCAATTAATTCAAAAACTAGAACAAAAGTTGGATATAGATTTAGTTGATGAAGCAAAGATTTCGTTTGAGTGGGCAAATAAAATTCTTCAATCATATGATGCGGATTTATCATAATGTTGAAAAAATTTGATCATGTAGAAGATTACATTGAATACATCGGTGGCTATGATGTAGGCAAAGTAAAAAACATTTTTACTGTTTTTGATAAAAAGCCATCGTCTATTAGTTTGGCACGATATGATGTAGATATCATTGAGAGTTTCTGTAATCAAACTCTTTTTAGGAATTTGGGCTTTACAGAAAAACAGGCAACACTTGCCAAGAATATCGTACTAAAATATCGTAAACAATTAGAAAAACATGGCATAGATATGCCAGATAATATTGATAGTTTTAGGTTGCCTATTAGAAAAATCAATAACACCATGAGTGTTAGTATAGATGATAACAAATTCGTAGTTAAATTTCCATACAATACTGATCTTATCGCAAAATTCAGAAATCTAAAAAGTTCTGATGATACCTATGCTCGTTTTGATGGTAATCAAAAAGCATGGGTATTACCACTTACTGAATATAGTTTAAATTACATCAAAGTAGTATGTAACGAACTACACTTTAACTATGACGCTGAAGTGCTGAATTTATATGATCAAATGATTAAGTTAGAGGCTGAGCCATATCTAATTGAACTAACTGAAATAAATGGCGAATTGACGATCACAAATGCTGAACAGTCATTGATTGATTACATTCACACAAATATAGGCCAGATAAACTATAGCAATTTATCTAAATTGATTGATTATTCAACTACACTGGGTTACACTGTTAGTGAAAAGGTATTGTCTAAGTTCACGGAAACATGTAGTGATCCTCTGATACAAAAAATAACAACAGGGAAAGTCACTAAGATAAACTTAGGCGATTTTGATTTTGAGAAAATTATTGAATATGCCAAGGGTGTGGGTAGAACGCCGGTATATTCATATCTTAACTCATTTCGCGCCTTACACAAATTCAAGCATGACGATGTAAATCATTTAGTTAATCAATGGCCGGATTCAAATGTGCCTGTGAAACTTTTTATTTCACAAACTCCAGTGTTGATTGGTGTAAGAAAAAACACAATGCTAAAAACAGCAGAAAAGATAATCATAGTAGAAGATGAAAAAATGTAAAATTATAATCAAAGACGAAGTAAATCTAAAGTTAGAAGGGCTAGATTTAGCAGAGCGTCGTGCCTTAAGTAGAAAATTTGAGTATGAAATCCCAGGCGCACGATATTTACCCAGTGTGCGCCTGGGACGTTGGAGTGGCAAAGTATCATACTTCAGCATTGGTGGTGCTTCGTACATCAATTTACTGCCTGAAATACTGCCACTACTGGATGCCGCTGGATACGACATTGATATTGATGATCAGCGAACTTACGGCACTTCGTTCAAATTTTCACCAATTACCGAGGATACATTTTCTGCTACAACGTGGCCAGAAAAACATACACTAGCAGGCCAACCTATTATGCTACGTGATTATCAGGTAGCAGTTGTTAACAACTTCTTAGAAAATCCACAATGTATTCAGGTTGCTCCAACTGGTGCTGGCAAAACACTAATCACAGCAGCACTAAGTTATTCAGTACAGGACTATGGACGTTCTATTGTTATAGTACCTAATAAATCTCTGGTAACACAAACCGAAGCGGATTACATCAATTTAGGCCTAGATGTTGGCGTATACTACGGTGATCGTAAAGAAACAGGCAAACGTCATACAATTTGTACGTGGCAGAGTGTTCTATCTATTATAAAAAATACACAGGATGGCAGTGCTACATACACAATCGGAGATTTCTTAGAAGACGTAGTATGTGTGATATGTGATGAAGTTCATGGAGCCAAAGCAGATCAACTGAAATCAATGTTATCCGGCGTAATGTCCCATATACCAATTAGATGGGGCCTGACGGGTACAATACCAAAAGAAGAATTTGCGTCTACCGCATTGACTGTGTGTATAGGTCCAGTTATCAGTAAGTTAACAGCAGTTGAACTACAGGACAAAGGTGTTCTGGCCAATTGTCATGTTAATATAGTACAACTACAGGATCATCGTGAGTTCAAGAACTATCAAAATGAACTAAAATTCTTACTGGAAGACGATGATCGTGTAAAGTATATTGCTGGACTAGTAGACAAAATATCCAAGAGTGGCAATACATTAGTATTAGTAGATCGGATCTCAGCGGGTAAAGCATTGATTGATCTATTGCCTAACTCAGTTTTTGTTTCAGGTAATACCAAAAACAAGGATCGTCAGGCAGAATATGAAAGTATTGCTCTGGCCGATGGTAAAACAATCGTTGCGACTTATCAAGTAGCAGCAGTAGGCATCAATGTACCTAGATTATTCAATGTGGTATTGATAGAACCAGGCAAGAGTTTTGTCCGAACAATTCAATCAATTGGTCGTGGTCTTCGTAAAGCACATGATAAAGACCATGTAGAAATTTGGGATATTACAAGTTCCTGTAAGTTTTCTAAGCGTCATTTAACTAAAAGAAAAGAATTCTACACTGAAGTAGAGTATAATTACACTATGGAAAAGGTTAATTGGCAATGAGATTATTAGTTTTAGAAAACAATTCAAGTTATGAAATAAACGAAATACCCGAGGAGGTCGATGATATTAGATTTTGTGTCCTAGATAACAGTGATGCGAAAAACCCAGATTATTTCTTTATACCATTGATATTCTTAGAAAGTTTTAATACTCCCGCATTAGTGTTACGAATAGGCAATAGTATAATTAAAATGCCCATAGATTGGCAACTATTAATTGGTGAGTCCGAGGTTGGAGATTTAGAAGTAGTACCACTGACATCAATTAATGATCGTGGTTTTAGTGCTTTTGCGTTTAATCCACTATCAAGTTTTAGACCAGCATTTCTACCAGTTGAAGTAGTCGATATCTATCAGGATGTAAAATGGTATTTCCCTAAACTAAAATCTGGTCAATTATTAGCAGTGCCACTAGAAACTGGAACTGAGGGATCACTATGTGTCTACTTTGTAAAAGATATCAGTAGACAATGTGAAATCGTTAATTACACCAAAGCGTGGTAACATGTATACTGAACCAGAATTAGTCCAGACGATAGATAGACTGTCTAAAATTTTCGTAGAGAGTTATCCAGAAAATAGTGAACAAATAGAAATATTTGTTCGGTGGATATACGCACAGTATGGCTATCAATATCCTCCCAAAGATCAAACATGAGTGATAAACTAAGTCTCAGTAACGAACTATCAAACTTAAATCGTAAAAATCGTGACTTTTACGACAGTTTTGATGATGAAGAACGGAAGAAATTTAGCGCATATATTTTGCTAAAGTATGGCGCCAATGTTGAAGGATCAATTGACTTACAGGAATGGTACTTACGAGCAACCAATGAATACGTAAATGTAAACTTTTTTGAGTTGAACAAACATCCAAAATTACAGTGGCTAACTTTGACTGCGATTAGTCCAAACTTTGGCAATCAACGTCACTATTGGTTAGCCGCGAAGAAAAAATCAGGCAAAGACAGTAGCAAAAAAATCAAATTTCTGTTAAAATTGTATCCAACACATAAACTCAAAGATATTGAATTACTAGCAGAACTAAATACCGATCAGGATCTGATAGATCTTGCCATCGAACATGGTATGTCGGATGCTGATATCAAAAAAGAACTAGGATAGAATGCTTGCTGAAATTGTTAATGCTTTTGTTGAAATGAGTAAACATACTCAGGTCGTAGCATCACATGTGTGTAAGTATTGTGGTAAAGCATTTGTGCGTGAATCCACACTGACCACTCATATGTGTGAACGTAAGCGTAGATTTACCCAAGAAAAAGAGCAAGGAGTTCAGTTAGGTTTTCAAGCATATCTAAAGTTCTATGAGACAACTCAGGGCAATATTCGTGATAAAAATTATGAAGATTTTGTTAACAGTGACTTTTACATAGCATTCGTTAAGTATGGCAGATATCAAGTAAGCATCAGAACAGTAAATTTTGCCAGTTTTACAGCATGGTTGCTTAAAAACAACAAACGCCTAGATCAGTGGACCAAAGAAGATTTTTATGTTGAGTGGCTGAAATCATACTTGCCTAAGGAATCAATCGAGGATGCTCTTGAGCGTGGTTTCAAAGAAATGCAGAGTTATGCTGATGCTGACCCAGTTCTAGATAATAATTTCAGTAACTATTTTCGTCACGGATCTAAAAACAGAATTGTTTCTCATATCAGGAATGGACGTATCAGTCCATGGATCGTGTATAATTGTGATAGCGGCATAGATTTTTTGGATAGTCTAAATGCTGAACAAGTTGATCTAATTTTGCCATGGATTGATCCGGAATGTTGGCAGAAAAAATTCAAAGATAACGTTGAAGAAATTCGGTGGTTGAAATCAGCATTGAGGGAAGCAGGATTATGACTTCAGTTAGAATTGATGTAGATGGAATTACAGATGCTTACGCATTGCTGGATAAATTGAAGAGCGCAGGCTACGATAGGGATGACTATACATGGGAGTATAAAAATCATATTCGTAGTTTTTCATTTGATCCAGCACCGGTAGAACCCAGACATGTTATCTTTAATTTTGTAGATCCCGCGGTGGCCTGTTGGTTTAAACTATCTATATGACTACCACAAAGTTTACCAGTGATATTGATATAGATTTTGCATCACGAGATGATGCGTTGAAATTACTTAAGCATATTCCTGCCGCAATCAATCGTGATGGTAACTGGTCTAAACACAATACTGGTGTTTACTTTACTGATATACCTAAAAATCCACTGTCTGGCTATGCTAGTATAGATTATGAAGCAGCCGAAGAACGTGGCTATGTTAAGTTAGATTTTCTAAATGTTCATGTGTATAGCCTAATAAAATCACAGAAGCATCTAGATCAACTGTTAGCACAAACACCAGATTGGAATAAAATATATGATCGTGAGTTTTGTGAACGTGTAATTCATATAGGTAACCATTACGATACATTAATTAAAATGCAAGAAAAGGTTAATTCCATAATTACTCTGGCAATGTTTTTAAGTATTATTCGACCATCAAAACGTCATCTGATTGGGAAATCATGGACTGATGTTGCTAAAACTATCTGGGATAAACCAGTAGATGGTACATACTATTATAAGAAATCACACGCAGTAGCATACGCACATCTTACTGCGGTTCATATTAATTTGTTAACTAATCTTTCTAACTAGGGTAATTGATTTCTTTTTGCTGCGTTTTTGCGCGGCTTCTTTTAAACTAAGCACGGGACCATACTTTATAACTACGTCTTTACTGTTAAAAGTTTTTAGCGTCCCGCGAAACTGAACCCAATCAGTTTTCAAAAAAATATTGATAGGCACTAATCTGTTGCTTTCCCACCACCAGATTTCGCCTAATTCTAGATACAGTTTTTTCTGATCTTGGAATTTAATCATTCCATAGTCATAAATACTGGTAATTACATCATCTAGATTTTGGATTATTCCAATATATTCCTGTCCGCCATAAGTTACATAACTTAAAAATGGATAGGAATCTAATAATTCTTTATATATTTCTTCCATCGTTTTATTTAGTGTTTGGATAGAAGAGTATTTATTTATGGGACGTTTGTAATAAATACCAGTATGCAAACCATAACTAGTTATTATTATGATAATACCATAGAGATACAGTTTGATGTATCCGCTACTGGATTAGACATAAACACCGATCAAAGGAACAGAGTTGTGTATACAAGAACAATACAAATGTATAAGAATATTAACAATGTTCTTAAATTTCAATTTTTGAATTCCGAACAAAAACCTATAAACTTAGGAAATAGACCAGCAACTTTTAACATAGTTGATGATTATGTATTTGCGAACGCAAATACGGTTTTGAGTTCTAATATCACGATATACAATAGTTCGGCTGGTCTTGGATACACAATTATTTCTGGCAACGATCTTGTTCAATTAGATAGAGAAAACTATACATATAATGTGAAGATTAACTCAGTGTATGGTAATGTTGTGACATATGTAGACGATAATTATGGTGCGGTAGGACAGATATTTTTAAGTAATTCAGCATATCCAATTGATCCTCCAGTTAATCTTGATCTTGGACAAATTACTGACCCTACAATTAGTGCTATATATGATTTTGGAAACATTTAAGGATTAATGATGGACAGTTTATTAGACATACCAGCAGGGCCACAAGGACCTAGAGGTCCACAGGGACCACAGGGACCACAGGGACCACAGGGCATTCAAGGACCGCAGGGACCAACTGGGCCTGCTGGTGTGCGAGGTACGCAAGGCCCGCAGGGTACGACAGGATCACAGGGACCACAAGGGCCAACGGGCTCGCAGGGATCACAAGGGCCACAGGGACCTACCGGTCCACAGGGAGCTCCTGGACCAATTGGTCCGATAGGTATAGAAGGACCTCAGGGACCTCAAGGACCTCAGGGACCTCAGGGACCTCAAGGTCCCATGGGACCACAAGGATTACAGGGCATTCAAGGTCCACAGGGACCACAGGGTGTAATAGGTGTTGAAGGTCCACAAGGTCCTACTGGTCTTCAAGGACCACAAGGACCACAAGGACCACAAGGTGTAATTGGTTTAGAAGGACCACAAGGGCCACAGGGAGTTCAAGGACCACAAGGGCCACAGGGACCACAGGGTATTCAGGGACCACAAGGTGATGCTAGTACAGTTCCTGGACCTCAGGGACCATCTGGACCACAGGGACCACAAGGTCCTAGTATAACACTAGAGAGTGATAGTGTTGTTGTCACTACTAACTTATTAAGTTTAAATTTTGCTGGTAATGGCGTTGTTACTACAAATGTTGGTGATGCCGTTACGCTAACGATTGAGGGCACACAATCTACAATATATGATCATGGTTCAATCAACGGCACTTTTACGCCTAACAGAGCATTAGCAGTTGTACAAACGGCGACACTAACTGGAAACATCAGTCTAGAAACTCCGACAAACATGGACATTGGACAAAGTTTAACGTTAATATTTACTCAAGATGGTACGGGTGGTAGAACATTGTCAGCAAATTCTAACTATAAATTCGCAAGTAATTACAAAGTGTTGAGTTTCAATGCTAGTAGTATTGATATGCTGAATATGTTCTATGATGGTTCACGCTACTATGTAGCACTAACTACGGGATATGCTTGATGTTTCATGGAATTAACAGATTAGGTTTTGGATTCTTACAACCTGATCGCGGTTATAAGCGAACTGCCATAGTATTCTATGATCCATTGACCAATGGCCCAGGTGGTGATACAAACTACTATGCGTCTGGCGCAATTGATCCAGAAACTGATATATATCCAGTAATAGCAGCCCGTGAAGCGGCTCTAGGATACGATAGCATACTTGTTACTAGTTACGAAGATTTATTAACATACAATCTTTTTGACTACACCCATTTATGGGACATTGGTTACGCTAGTCCATACTCAACAAGTCCTAACAATCCAACTATCAGATTGTATCAATACTTACAGTATGGTGGTTCGATGTTTATTCTGGGTGAAAATAGCAATTTTGGCGCCCGTGATAGTTCTATTGATGATTTTATAACAAATATAGGCGGTGGTAGTGTGGTTCGTGGCTCAACTGATTATAGCAGTTCAAGTATTGAAGTCACCGTTGATCCAACATTTTTATTAGCAAATAGTAGCAATAGAGTAACATTTGCTAGACCTGGAACATTTACATCAATAGGTAACGGAACACCGATTACGGGACCATTCTTAAACTCAGAGTATGTAGCAGTTATGTGGAAAACTGGAGCCTTGAATTCCGCTAATACTGGCGCCTTAATTTCAGTGCTAGACGTTAACATCTTTGTGAACAGATTTCAAAACATACCGTTCATAGACAATATGCTACTATCTATGAATAGATTATAAGTGATAAGTAAGATAAAGTGGACAAACTATGAGCAAAACAGTACAATTTAAACGAGGTAATGCTAATGTAAGTGCCTCATATGTAGGCGCACAGGGTGAAATTACAGTCAATACTGATAATTATACGCTGAATGTACATGACGGCACTACTGCTGGTGGTTACTCAATACTAAACACAAATGTAAGTAACATAGGAAACTTAATTGTTACTAATCAAACGATTACTGGCACTAGTGCGAATACAAACATTACGCTATCTCCCACGAATGCTAATGTAGTTTTAACCTCTAATTTAATAACTCCTAATATCGCTATAAATCGTTATACCATACAATCTGTTGGCTCAGGAACTTCATTAACATTACCCGCAGAATCTGATGGAGCAAACGTTGAATTAGTAAACAACTTTAGTAATATTAAGTGGACAGTATTAGATAGTTCAACCGATGTTCCATATACGGTAACATTAGGAACAGACAGTTATTTAACATTGCCTGGCTATATAAAATCAACTCTTGGTGGCGGTGAGATTCAATTTGGCGGTACACAAGGCGTATTGATATATGCTAATTTTGCCACTGGACATACCGGAATTTCTTTAAGTGATACTGGAGTTAGTGATATATTTTCCAACGGAGATCTAAGACTATCCACTAATTACTCTGGCGTTAATAAACAATGGCTATTCAGCACAAATGGAACATTAACTACTTCTGGAAATATCAGTGCTAATGTTAATGGATACAGTATTGGTTATAGAGATATCCCACAAGTTGTATTTACCAGTAATGCTACATTGGCGATAACTGATGCTGGTAAACACTATTACAGTTCTAATTCGGCTAATGTGATTACTATTCCCAATAATAGTACCGTAAGTTTTGCTATCGGATCAGCAGTTAGCATAGTACAGGAAGGAACTGCTAATCTAACTATTAGTCCAGATAGTGGTGTTACCTTGTATCTTGCTGGCAATAGTACTTCAGGATCTAGAACTCTAGGCAATTACGGTATGGCTACACTGATGAAAGTTGCTACTGACACTTGGTTCATCAATGGTACAGGAGTAAACTAATGACAGGTATAATGATGACACTAATGAATTCAGTGTCAAATTCAAGTCCGCCAAGTCCACCAAGTTCAGCAACACTAGTGTTGGAATTAGATGCGAATGGATATACATCAGGAGACTGGCTAGTCCAAACACCATTTATCCTATATTAAGCGTAAGACTGAAATCAACCAGACTAGGCGCAATTGTACTACCAAAGAATTACAGTGTAGGATTAACTGGAAATAATAATTTCAGATTTATGTTGATAGTTGGTGGTACTACCGCAGGTGGTACTTGGTCGGATGCTGGAGTGAACAGTTCAGTTGAATACAATTTAACCGGCACAAGTATCAGCGGTGGTTATATAGCAGAATGGCGTCAAATCATAGGTAGTAATCAATTTGCAGGTGCTGGAGACATTGCTCAACCATTCAAGTATCAATTAGAACGCAATACATTCACTGGAACTTCAAGTGAAATTACAATCGCACTAACGACAAATGGTAATAATATAAACGTTTACGCCGCAATCAACTGGGAAGAACTTACCTGAAATCAAAATATTTTACTTAGGGTCACCTATCAAGTAAAATATCTACATGTATACCGTCGTCAGCGATTTCACACTATCTTTAATTCCAGGCAAACAAAAACGCACCCAAGGTGGATGGATAAGCATAAATGCCGTTTGTTGTCAACACAATGGACACAATCCAGATACCCGTGGTAGAGGTGGAATACTTGCCAGTGGCGATGGCAAAGTATCCTGGCACTGTTTCAACTGTGGATTCAAGACAAGCTATACACCAGGCAGACAACTAAGTTTCAAATATCGAAAATTACTAAAATGGCTAGGCGCTAATGAAAACGATATACAGCGTTTAGTTGTTGAAAGCATTCGTCTAAAAAATGTCGTCACACCAGAAACAACATCACAAGAAGAATTTTCTTTTGATGCTAGATCTCTGCCACCAGACGCAAAAAACATCATAGAATTACTTGAATCTAACGAAAGTTCACCACAATTGCTGCGTGCGGTGGAATATGTTCACCATCGTGCGATAGACCTGAACCGATATAATTTTTTCTGGTCACCTACGCCAGACTATAAATTAAACTATAGAATCTTAGTTCCATTCTATTGGGAAGGTAAAATCGTAGGCTACACTGGACGATCTATTGAGTCCGCTATCAAACCAAAATATCATAGCGATCATCCTGGACATTTTGTTTTCAACACAAACAATCAACTATCCGAAAATACCGTTGTGCTAGTGTTTGAGGGACCATTTGATGCCATGAGCCTAGATGGAGTCAGTACACAAACCAATGATATAAGTGAGCAGCAGGCAGATATAATAGAGTCGTTAGGGAAAAATGTTATCGTAGTGCCGGATTTTGATAAACATATCAATAAACAGGGCCGTGAAGTATGGCCAGGTGAAGTAATGATCCTTCGTGCTATAGAGTATGGTTGGAGTGTAAGTTTCCCACCATGGCGTAGTGAATGTAAAGATGCTAACGACGCAGTGATGAAATATGGAAAATTGTTCACCCTAAAAACGATCCTAGACAGTGTGGAATCTAATCCGGTAAAGATCCAAATCATAACGAAAAAAATAAAGAATGAGTAACAAAGAGTATAGTGCCGAACTTCAAAAATTATTTCTGGAAATGGTTTTAGAAAACCCAGAAATATATGTTCGTGTTCAAAACATCTACAACCCAGAAAACTTTCATAAGAGCGTAAAATCAGCCGCCAAGTTCATCAAAGAACATTCAACTAAGTTTGGATCTCTACCCAGTCACACTCAAATTCGTGCTGTAACGGGTGTAGGTTTACAACCAGTGCCCGAACTTACACAAAATCATTATGATTGGTTCATGGAGGAATTTGAGGCTTTTACCAAAAAGCATGAACTAGAGCGAGCAATTCTAGCAGCAGCGGATATGATTGAACGTGGTGAATTTGATCCTGTTGAAAAGTTAATCAAAGATGCCGTTCAAATCAGTCTAACCAAAGACATGGGTACGGATTATTTTTCTGACCCACGTGCTAGATTGATGAAGATCAAATCAAACAATGGGCAAGTAAGTACGGGTTGGCCTACACTAGACAAGCGATTGTTCGGTGGTATGAATCGCGGTGAACTGAATATTTTTGCGGGCGGTAGTGGTAGTGGAAAAAGTTTGTTCATGCAGAACATCGCAATTAACTGGATACAACAAGGCCTAAGCGGTATATATCTTACTCTAGAACTAAGTGAAGAACTGTGTGCTATGCGTATGGATAGCATGATTGCTGGTATTGCTACAAAAGAGATTTTCAAAGATCTAGATGATCTAGAAGTAAAAGTAAAAATCTTTGGCAAAAAGAGTGGCAATCTACGAATCAAGTATATGCCCGCCCAGAGTAATGTTAATCAAATCCGTGCGTATCTTAAAGAACTTGAGGTTCAAACTGGCAAACGTGCCGACTTCATTATGGTAGACTATCTTGATCTGATCATGCCCGTAAGTGCTAAAGTTAGTCCAAGTGACCTATTCGTCAAAGACAAGTATGTTAGTGAAGAACTAAGAAATTTGGCCAAAGAATTTAACATTTTACTCATAACTGCCAGTCAGCTTAATCGTTCGGCAGTAGAAGAAATCGAATTTGATCATAGTCATATCAGTGGTGGTATCAGTAAGATCAATACCGCAGACAACGTATTCGGTATTTTTACTAGTCGTGCTATGCGTGAACGTGGCAGATATCAAATTCAGTTGATGAAGACTCGTAGTAGTAGTGGTGTCGGTACCAAGATTGACCTAGAATATGATATTAATACATTGAGAATTAGTGATCCAGGCGAAGATGCTCAGGGCACATCTGGAAATGTTAAGCCACAGATAGGCAGTATCATGAGTTCAATTAAGACTAAGTCCATAGTTGATAGTGAAACTGGCGAGATTAAACCAGTAGAAGGTAATGCTCAAAATGCTAAATTAAAAGCATTGTTAGGCACACTTAAAACAAATAGAGATTAATTTATCTATTACTGAATAAATATGTAATAGTATATTAACTTGGAGCTATATTTTGCAAAGAAAAACTCGTAGTATTTTGGAAGAATTAGATTCATTAAAAATCCAAAAAGATAAAAGTGCGATTATAGAATCAAGAGCCCAGCATGTAATACAGGGCGCTATTAATTTGATTAATTTTATCAAAGAAAACTACAGCGCCGAACAGGCTGATGAACTAGAACGTAGATTACTGAATAGTATTAGAAATCAGGACACTACAAAGTTTTCTCGTGGTGTGAAAAGGATACAAAATGAAAGCAAGTAAATCTACCATTTCTGAGAGCGTTTTATCTCGCATAAAGGATGCATATCGACAAGTGAAATCTGGTGAGGTAGAATTAAGAAATCATCCAAAAGTCATTAAAGAAGTTGCGGTTCGTGGGTTTGAAGATTTTGCGAAAAGATTATTGGCGATGAATCCTCCAATAAACATTAGAGATTTAAATTCAATAAGAGACCCAGGTGTTCAAGATTTAATTAGAAATAACTTATATAGTTATATTTTTGCCTATATGACCGGAGGTGAGAGAGCAGATACTCAAGCAGACATTGGATCTGAGATTCAAAAATTAATAGGTGAAGAAAAAAAGAAAAGCCCACCGACAATGTGGGATCAAAGATCTATAATGGCATTATTTGAATTGGCGGCAAAAAAACGTGCTGAAACGTTAATAAAAATTGATAATAAAGTAGAATATACATCAGATAATTATGGAGTCAACAAACTAGGTGATTTAATATCTGATAAAGATTTAAAGCCTGATATGGAAATTAAATTAACAGGTGTAAATATATTAGGGACAACTACAAATATCGTAATTAGAAATATAAACAATAAAATTGTAGTTTATTCTTCGAAGGATATTCCAAAACCTCCGAATCCCGATGGCACCCCTGGAGATCCTAATTCAAAAGAAAATATTGTTCCACATGGATCAATGTTCAAAATAGTACATCCCGTAGCATTAAACGCTATATATGAAGTATATAAATCTGCAGGAGAACCTTCGCCAACAGGTGTTGTTGATTTACAAAATGCTCAGAAAATGCGAGAACTACAAAATAGTTTAGAAGATAATCAAGAAATAGATTTCAGATATATGACTCCTACCATGACTAACACAGTTGTGATAAGAAAAAATGGCATTTATGTATCGGATTATACTGGGTCAAGTACATCCAGAATGCCAACAAAAGTTCCAGTACCGCCACATGGAGATATGTTTCAAGTACAACGCGATCAAAATTTAGCATTTTTATATACTCAATATTTAAGTCAGCCAATAATTCCAACACCTGCAGATTTTGAAGCGGAAACATTAGAGTAAGCCAGGAATATCATAATGAAATTATTTGAAGTAGAAAACAAATCTCCTAAATGGTTGCTACAAGAAGCCAAAAACGGTAAAGATTTTCACATAGAGCATCTAGAAGATTTGATCTTCAGTGAAGGATTTAATGGCGCAAAACGTGCTTTTACCTACATTGAAAATTTACGTCGTATGTTTGCTACTGGACAGGGCAAAATAGGCAAAGTAAAAGCACGTTGGGATGGTTCGACTACAATCATTTGTGGTATCGATCCAGAAGATGGTAATTTCTTTGTTGGCACTGAGCAAGCATTACAAACAAAAGAAGCAGTCTGTAAATCAAAAGCAGACATATATAAATTTTATGGCTATGATGACATAGTTACCAAACAACTAAAAGCAGCATTAAAGTATTTGCCATCATTGAGAATAGGAAATGTAATCGCGGGTAATTTATTGTTTACAGACGATACGATCTTAATATCTAACACAGATGGCAAACAAACTTACACATTCACACCTAATAACACTACATATGCGGTGATAGTCGATAGTGAATTAGGAAATAGAATAAGTCAAGCCAAAATCGGAATATCATTTCATACAGCATATGAAGGTAACAGTTTAACAAACATGATGCCTAACATGGAAGCAAACATTTCTGGACTAAAACAAGTCAAAAATGTATGGATTGATGACGAACATTACAAGGACTATACAGGTGTTGCTAGTTTTACCCCAGAAGAAAATGCTCGTGTGTTAATTGGGCTACGAAAAGGTGCTTCCACGGTTACTAAAATTGATGGCATAAAATTCAACTCAATAATCAATAACGCAGATTTTTCTGAGTATGTGCGTAAGTTCGTTCATGATAACATGAATGACAGGGAATTGATGATTGATCCTATGCGATTGATTCGTGAGTTTATTAACTATTATAAAGACAAGTATGTAGAACAAAATTCAGAAAAAGATCCTAAAAGTGCTGAAAAAGCAGCAAAAGTTGAACAATTTATCGGAGATAATCTAAACGCCATGCTAGGTGTATTTTCTGTATACAAAAAACTGATTGAGTTAAAAACGTTGATTGTTGATAAAATGAAACAGGTTGAAAACACTGGAGTTTTCGTCAAGGACAATGACGGTTACAAAATAAACGTACCGGGTGGGTTTGTTGCTATTGGGCATGATCGCGGGATAGTTAGATTGGTAACTAATATAGAATACAGTGAGCGTTAATTATGAGTCAGAACGTATTTAAATTAGCAGACGGCAGTTTAATGTGCCGTAGAATCAATCGTGAAGAGATTATGCCTACGGTTAAGTGGCTAGAGAAAATCACTGGATTAGATTTTACAAGTGATGTTGATGATGCTGGATATCCTGTAAAATGGCTAGGCACTACTGGACGTAAACCTAGTAGTGGTGATTTAGATTTGAGTGTCAGCGAATCAGAGATCACTAAAGAACAACTAAAAAACAGATTGATTCAATGGGCACTTAATTCTGGCATATCACAAAATGACATCATGAATACCAAAGTTGATCGTGCTAACTGGATTCAACTAGCAGGCGACAATGTTCATTTCAGAGCGCCAATTATGGGTGACGAAAAGAATGGCTATGTTCAGGCTGATTTTATGTTCAGTGGTGATCCAAAGTGGCAGCAATGGAGTATGCGCGGCGGTCTAGCAGATAGTTCATATCGTGGTATGCACAGACACGTATTGTTAGCCAGTATCGCTAGAGCGCAAAACTATAAGTACAGTTACAAAAACGCTCTAATAGATCCTCAAACTGATCAGACTATAACTAAGAATCCCACAGAAATTGCTAAAGCATTATTAGGTCCTGACGCAGTTGCGGCTGATATTGAGACAACTGAAAACATTCTCAAGAAAATAAGACCTCGTCCTGACTATGATAAGTTAACTGCTGCTGCCCGTGAAACACTAGGCAAAGAAGGTGTTATGTTGCCAGAGTCACTAGAAGTAGGATCTATACGTTGGCTAAGACACTTGATTGATACTGTTGATAGATAAGGATTACCATGAAACGATTTGTTGAATATCTTGCCGAAGCAATAGGCGATGGTCCAAGAATACCGCACCCAGAAGATGCTATATTTTTGGGGTCTGACGAAGCAATGCAGGCAGCATTGGCATTAGAAGAAATTGTTGATAATCCAAGCAGTGGTACTATCAAGTGGGATGGTGGCATCGCACTGTATTTCGGCAATAACGAGCGTGGTGAATTTTTCATAACAGACAAATATATGCCAGCAAAAGGTGTATATCCCACAAGTCCAGAAGGTTGGCGTGAATACGACGCTAAACGCGGTGCTGATCGTGCTGATTTGTATGGCAAAATAGAAACACTGTGGGATGGACTAAAGAAAAACGTTGGCAATTCCCCAGGTGTATTTAAGGGTGATTTGATGGCTATTAATCCTACTGGATTGAAATCAGAGAATGGCGCATATGTGTTTAGTCCCACTACAGTCAAGTATACAGTTCCAGAAGATTCGTATCTAGGGAAATTGTTACAAGGTAAAGTTGCGCTACTGGTAGTTCATGAATATGATGGTGCACCATGGGATGGTAAATCAGCAATGACTAATCGTAGCAATGTAGCCGTTATTTCTCCTAACGCTGGTAATAGTTTTGAACTGCCAAATAAAAATGCTTTATTGGCTGTTGTTCGTAAAGCAATTGCCACGGTATCGCAATATGGTGCCGCAAGCGATAAATTCATTGGTGGATTAGACAATGTGGCCCGTAAGTTGATTGCTCAGTATCTTAATCATGTACGTACTAAACAAACAACTGATGATTTACCGACATGGCTACAGCAAAATGCTAACAAGAAGCAATATACTAACTTGGTTGGTGATGGCAATGGTTATCTGCCGCAAAATCGTGATGGGTTGATGGCGTTAAATGCTATATGGAAAAGTATCTTTGATGCTAAAGTCGCAGTGGTACGAGCATTTGAAAATCAAGTTCAGGGCTTCAAACAAGAAACAGTTGCTGGTCCAGGCGGCGAAGGTGTGGTATTCCCAACTAGCAAGGGATTGATTAAATTAATTAACCCCAACTTTGGTATAGCGCATTTTTCCAAGGAACATTGACGATATTTTTTGAATTTGCTAAATAATAGTATGCGAATATCGCAGAAACTTTAAAGGAAAAAGAAAATGGCAGTTTTTACTCGTACAAATGGTAACGCACAAAATGTTGTTAGCGTTGGCAATATCGCGTTCAGCACAGAAGCAACTTCAACTGGTGTACCTATCAGCACCGGTATCGGCAAGCCAGTAGTTTGCCTAGGCATCACAGCAAACGCCAGCGTTGCTACTCAGATGGGCACTGGTGAGTCAGTCGAAGTTCTACTTCGTTGGCTAGGCACAACCACCACTCTACTTGCTTATCAAGTAGACACCGCTCTACTCAGCGTCATGGTAGAAGAAGGTGATCTAACTTCTTTCACTGCTGCTAATGCTAATACCGCACTATCTGGCGCTGGTATTACCACCATCGGTGTTAACGGTATCACAAACGTTGGCTTCAAGCTAGCAACTTCTTGATTTTAACTTAATCTAGAATGTAGGGGACATTTATTGTCCCCTTTTTCATTGAACTAAATATTTCAATGAATATCTCTAAGATTCTTAACACTGAAAATGCCTGGATAGGTATATCTCTTATTGATATTACTAGTACAGGAATTACACGTGGTGAATCACTAGAACGAAATCAACAGCGAAACTGGGAATCACTTGTTCAAGCACTATCATTAAAAACACAAATAGAAATAATTACATATCCTGAAAAAATTGAAGATTTTGATATTGTTAGGCCACCTATATTTGGTAATTTTTACGCTCAATCTCAAACTATCTGGGCGTTTGGATTCTACAGTGAAGCGAATATATACACGGAAGAATTACTAATAAAAGACTGCGATCAAATTCCCATGATATTAGGATTAGAAGAAACTGCTAGATTTATGCTACCGTTAACTCACACTGTGGGTTCATTGAAAAATCTACATTTTGTTAGTCCTATAATTCAAGACTTTGATAAATAATTTTTGTATATGTGAATTTTTTAACTATGACTACGACAACTGATATAGAAAAAAAGAATTTGGAGGCTCATGTGGAACTATGTGCTGAACGATATAAAAATCTAGACAATAAACTGGATACCGTTGAACGTAGAGTTACTGATGTTGAAAAAAAATTAGACGCAAAAATGACATCGGTAGAAGATGTTCTAGATGAAATTAAAAAAATGATAGTTGCTATGCAGCAAAAAAGAAATAATCAATTAATAAGCTGGGGCGTTGGAATTATTACTACATTGATATCTATTATTGGCTTTTTGGGCTGGCAAGTTATAACTAAAATACAATGAAAATCGTAGAACTAACAAACAATTTAAATATCGCCCTAACTAATGAAGAGGCGGATTTCTTACTTAAGTTTCACAAAGATGATATTCAAAAATTCAAATCAGATTTATCGGAGAGACAAATTTTGATTGCTAATCAACTGGTTAATAAAAATGTATTACAACGAACAAAAGATCAAGGACGGGTCGTCTACAAAAGACCAAATAGGTAAAAAATTAGTAGACAACGCAGTAAAACAATTAGACAATTGGGTATATAAAGAACTAGAAAAACTTAAACATGGTGAATTTCCAGTATGTCTAGAGTTTGATGAACATACTCTATATATAGGTGGATTATTCGTTAAAACAATCAACAAAAACATGTATCAGGTATATGACAACGAAAAAATCATACATGTATTTTATAGTAAATATGCGGGCATACTTTATAGTTTACTTACCTATACTAAACATAATAAAATAGCATCAACCATTTTAGAAAAAGATAAACAGGTAGCAAAAAATTACGATGATATTCAGTTCTACAAAAAAATGTCTACAAATCTATTAAAAAATAAAAAGGTGGACGAAATATCAATTATTGATGATAAGTTACATGAAGCAACACATAGATACAAGTTTAGTATGGAAGAATTAGAAAAAAATATCACCCATGCTAAATATATGAAAGTGTGGGAAAAATTAAAATGAACCTGAACCAATTATCTCCTTCTAAGGCCAAAAGAATTAACAAGTTATTAGAAACTCGTTTTGGCTTTGAAATTAATTATAATAAGTTAACTTTGCCTAAAGCAATTCGTTTAAGCAATGCCTTATCTGAAAGTTTGATGTCTATCAAACGTAGTTATGGTGCACATGTAGCAGAGAAAAATCCAAAGTATATGGAAATGCTACTTGTAAACGAAAGTCTAAACGATTGGATAAATCGTCAAGAAGTGCTACTTGAAGGTGAGTTAGAAACAGCCGAAGTGGTTCTGGCTGCTAAGGACATGGTAGACACTGTTCAAGACATGATTACTGATGCTAGCAAGATGCAGAACGAAGAATTGCCACCATTACTAGACTCCATTAGAGATCAAGTTGGTACTGAAAAGGCAGACGCATTTGAATCAACTGTTACCAGTGCTCTACAAGGACTTATGGAAGCATTGAAAGCAGCCCGTGATGCGCTAGATAGCGGTGCTCGTGTGTTAGCGGGTGAACAACAACCTATGACGCAACAAGGTGGCGGAGCACAGCCTGGCACACAACCAGCAACAATGCCTGGAGAAATGCCAGCAGAAGAACCATCTGGTTTCGATGGCGCTGAAGCCGGTGCTGGCGGTAGTGAAGAAATGGGTAGAGAACGTCGTTAAATGAAATCATACGAATTTCTTAAAGAAGACAGTGAAATGTCTTCTATTGAGGCTAACGCATTAGCCGCACTAAATCTATTGGCGGGCAAAATAAAGTCTGGTGAACTTCCAGAAGAATTGCCCACCAATATGATTATTAGATACATTCGCAATACTGGTATTTCTAATTTTAATGTTGATAATTTAGTAGATCTAAATGAAAAAAATGCTTCATTAAAAAATATCATCAAAAGCATCAGTGGTAACAGAATAGTATTCTCAACTGATAGTATCAAAGATACCGAAGATAGTGATACTAAATCTGACAGTGGCGAAGGTGGTAGCAATGAACAGCCTGGCGCAGAGGATACAGTATCCCGTATGGCCAAAAGTGCTCTAAAGCGTCGATCTTAACACAATTTACATAATATTTTATTCCTAAAAAGTAATGTGCTATGATAGCACATTATTTTTTTACAACATGATTAAATCCATTTACAACTATACACCACTAAGCAGAGTAGAAGCGGCTGGCAAACGTCACTATCAAACACCTGATGGGCATAAAGTTCCAAGCGTGACTACTATACTTGATGCTACTAAATCAGAAGAATCCAAAAAAGCTCTGTTCAATTGGCGAAAACGTGTTGGCGAAACACAAGCACAACAAATTACCACTGAAGCCGCTGGTCGTGGTACAAGGATGCATAAATGGCTTGAAAATTGGGTTAAAAATGACAAGATTGATGACCCTGGCACTAATCCATATAGTATTCAAAGTCACGGCATGGCAAAAACAATCATAGAACGTGCGCTACAAAAACATGTTGGTGAATTTTGGGGCATTGAAGTTCCACTATACTATAGTCAACTATATGCTGGTACATCAGATTGTATTGGTACATGGAAAGATCGTCCAGCGATTATGGACTTCAAACAGACAAATAAGCCAAAAAAACGTGAATGGATTGAAGATTACTTCTTACAAACAGCAGCATATGCTATGGCACATAATGCTACACACGGCACAAACATAAACACAGGTGTTATTTTAATGTGTAGTGCTGATGGACAATATCAGGAATTTGAAGTACTTGATGATGAATTTGAACATTATTCAAATGTGTGGCTCAATCGTGTAGAAATGTATTATGAACTTCAGAATAAATAAGTCATAAGGATAGAAAAGTATGGCAATTGTTCAAATCTCTCAAATCAAACACAGAAGCGGTGTACAGAGTGATCTACCGCAATTGGCAACAGCGGAATTAGGCTGGAGCGTAGATACTAGAAAATTATATATTGGTAATGGCACACTAGGTGAAGGTGCTCCAGAAATTGGCAATACAGAAATATTAACTGAGCACAGTAATCTACCAAACTATACAGTATACAGCCAGGGTGTAACAGATGGTACTACCGCTAATTTAGCATTTGGTATTGCTGACGCAAACAAGCCCGCTATATATGTTCAATATGCCGCAGTGCGTGATGTTGATACTCGTGTTGGCTGGATCAAATTAGCCAGAAATTTATCCAATAACACCTATTATTATGATGAAGAATACACCGAATCTGCTAACATAGGCATGAAGTGGGATGTAATTTCAGTTGGAACTTCTGGTCCAGGAGCATATGCTGTAATAGCGGCAAACTTAAGCAGCACTGGATTTAACGCAAATATTCAATACACTGTAAGCACACTATCATTCTAATACCATGTGGAATCTATTACCTAGCGAACGCCTTCGCTATTGGCATGATTTTAGGAAAAAAATTAGCACATTATCCAAAGAAGATGCCTTAAAAGAAACGCATCATCTTTGGTGTTATGCTCCTTTTGTTTCACACTATTTGACTACTGATCATATAGAAAATTGGCCAAATCCGTGGGAGTTAATAAACGATAATTACTATTGCGATCTTGCCAAAGCATTAGCAATGGTGTATACTCTATACTTAACTGAACACGCCATTGAAGGCACTATAAAAATCTATCAAGAAAAAAGTACGAAGAACAATTATAATTTAGTCTTTGTTGAAGGAGGAAAATATGTTCTTAATTACCTCCACGATGAGATTATAAATAAAAAACAAATTAATGAGGATCTTGTGCTTATAAAAACTATAACAGTACAAGATCTTCAACTACACAAAATAACTTAAGAGAAAATTAATGTCAAATATATATGTCACCAAGCGTGATGGCCGCCGTGAGCCATTGGATTTAGAAAAATTTCATAAGGTAGTTTTCTGGGCCACTAGAGATATCAGTGGAGTAAGTGCTAGCGAAGTAGAAATCAAAAGCAAAGTTCAGTTCTATAACAACATCAAAACTTCAGACATTCAAGAAACCTTAATCAAGAGCGCGGCTGATTTAATCAGTGAAGAAACACCAAACTATCAATACGTTGCTGGTAGATTGATTAACTATCACATCAGAAAACAGGTGTATGGCGACTATCAACCATGGAAACTGTTAGATCTAGTTAAGAAAAATGTTGTTGCCGGGTTTTATACTGATGAACTATTGAGCGCATATAATGAAAGTGAATGGCAAGAACTAGAAGCGGCAATTGATCATAGCCGTGATGAAAATTTCACATATGCTGCTATGGAACAATGGCGTGGCAAGTATCTAGTACAAAATCGTGTAACTGGTGAATTGTTTGAAACACCACAAGTGGCATATATGCTAATTGCTGCTACTCTGTTTCAGAAATATCCAGTAAATACAAGACTACGCTGGGTAAAGGAGTACTACAATGCTATTAGCAATCACGATATTAGTTTGCCTACTCCTATTATGGCTGGTGTTAGAACTCCGCAAAAACAGTTCAGCAGTTGTGTCCTCATTGAAACTGATGATAGCCTGGATAGTATTAATGCTACTGCTAGTAGCATTGTTCGCTACGTTAGCCAGAAAGCAGGAATTGGAATCGGCGCGGGCCGCATTCGCGCAATTGGATCACCAATCAGAAACGGTGATGCCTTTCATACAGGTGTAATTCCATTCTATAAACATTTCCAAACAGCAACACGTAGTTGTAGTCAGGGTGGTGTTCGGAACGGCGCCGCTACTCTATACTATCCAATTTGGCATCTAGAAATTGAAGATCTACTAGTACTAAAGAACAATAAGGGCACGGAAGACAATCGTGTTCGTCATATGGACTACGGTGCTCAATTTAACAAGTTAATGTATGAACGCCTGATTAGTGGCGGTGATATTACTTGTTTTAGTCCTGCTGATGTTCCTGAAATGTATGATGCGTTTTTTAACGATCAAGAAAAGTTTACTGAACTATACATCAAAGCAGAGCGTAACACAAAACTAAGAAAGAAGACATACAAAGCAATTGATCTATTCTCACAGTTTGCTCAAGAACGCAAAGATACGGGCAGAATTTATCTGATGAATGTTGATCATGCTAATACACATAGTCCCTTCGATGAAAGTGTTGCTCCAATTAAAATGAGCAATTTATGTGCGGAAATTGGTCTTCCAACAGTACCACTAACTGACATCAATGATCCAAATGGCCGTATTGCCCTATGTACACTTAGTGCCACAAATTGGGGTAATATCAAACATCCACGTGACTTTGAACGCAGATGTACACTTGCCGTTCGTGGTTTAGATGCTCTACTAAGTTATCAGAATTATCCTATACTAGCGGCAAAATTAGCAACCGAAGAGTTTAGACCATTGGGCGTTGGAATTGTAAACTTTGCTTATTTCTTAGCCAAGCATGATGTATCGTATAGCGATCCTGCAGCACTGTCGTTAGTTGACGAATACGCTGAGGCGTGGAGTTACTATCTACTTAAGGCAAGCATTGATTTAGCAGAAGAACAAGGCGCATGTACTCGTTGGCAGGATTTAAAATCAGCACGTGGAATATTGCCAATTGATACTAGGAAGCGTGAAGTGGATGAACTTGTGCCACACGTAGAACGTATGCCATGGGCTCAACTTCGGCAAAAGGCTATGAAAGTTGGCCAACGAAATGCTACACTAATGGCACTAATGCCGGCCGAATGTCAAAGTCTTAATAATAGTGTAAAACTTGATGATGGGAATGTAGTATCGTTAGATTATCTAATTAAAACTTTAGGCAATATTGATATTGATAAAGTTCACGACATGCATATGATAGGACAGAGATTTGAATTTACAAAACCTATTTTGTTAAGCAATAATAATATTGCATACGAATGCTATTATAATGGCCCACAAAGCATGACTGAAATTGAATTTGAAGACGGAAATATTTATAGATTTACTGAAAATCATAAATTGTTAGTTAATAGGAATGGAAATAAAATATGGGTAGAAGTAAAAGATCTGAGCGAATTTGATGATATCGTTAGCGTTAATGATAAATAAAAATAAGCATTAACGCTAATAGAAAAGGTAGAAGTATGCCCAAAGCAAATCCATATGATCCCGTATACATCATGAAGCGCGACAATGTTTCATACGAAGAGGCATTAGTTACGATTGAAAAAATAAAAGAAAAAAGTGTGTGGAATAGAGGCAAAACAATCAAAAAATCTAATCCATATGATCCAGAATACGTAATGAAGAGAGATAAATGTTCATTAGAAGAAGCAAAAAAAACTATTCAACAATTTAAAGAAAAAAAAGCCACAAATTTGCCTAATTTTATTAAAAAATACGGTTCAGAATTAGGCACAAAAAAATATAATGAATGGAAAGAAAAATCATTGGGAATAGGACATCAAAACTCTAAAATTAACGGCAAATTACAATCTAAATTATCACCTCACTATTATATGAAACTTGGATATTCTGTTGAAGATGCAACAAAAATGGCGTTAGATTATCAACATAAACATAGCCCATTGCATATAGAGTATTATACTAGTAGAGGATTAAATTTGGATTATGCTAGAAAAAAAATAAGAAGCATTCACGATAAAAAGATTGGAAAAGATGCATACAAAAATTACTTGATAAACACACTAGGATATTCTGAATCAGAAGCTGACGAAAAAAACAGAAAAGCAAAAGGACATTGTACTAGGGAAAACTTAGGAGACGAGGAATTTGCTCAGCGAATTGCAAAAATGCGATCTTCTTTTGAAAAATTAGGTATTTGGATTGCGTTAGATGATTTATCGGATTATGAACTATATAAAAGACAAGTATGGGAACACACTAATAAAAATGATTTAACCGTTTTGGAAAATCATGAAAAACGAGGCAGAGCCGGCGAAATAGGTGCGTATCAGTTAGATCATCGTTTTTCTATTTCAAGAGGCTTCATTGAAGGTATATCTCCAGAATTAATAGGTTCAATTAAAAATTTACAATTTATACCTTGGGAAGATAATCTTCGAAAACAAGGCATCTGTTCTATAGAATTAAAGGAATTAAAGAATGAAGATTAAAAAAATAGTGAGAAATGTAGCAGTGGAACATACGTGGGATATTAGCACTAATTCAGAAGAATACATTTTAGGTAATGATCTAAAAAGTCACAATACGTCGGCGCAGATTTCAAATGCTACCAACGGAATCGAGCCACCACGTAGTTATGTGAGCATTAAGCAAAGTAAACACGGTGTATTGAAACAAGTAGTTCCAGAATATCGTAGACTAAAAAATAAGTATGAATTGTTATGGGATCAGCGTAGTCCAGAAGGATATTTGAAGTTATGTGCTGTACTACAGAAATATATTGATCAATCTATTAGCACAAATACTAGTTACAATCCCAAGTTCTACGAAGAAGAAAAAATACCCATGAGCGAGATGTTAAAACATCTACTGTTATGCTACAAATATGGTATAAAAACTCTATACTATTTCAATACGAATGATCTAGCCGGTGAAATAGATGTAGGTAAATTTACGTCAACGGAAGAAACATCCACTGTTGACGATGCCGATTGTGATAGTTGTGTAATTTAAACTTTAGGAACTAACAAAAATGCCCGTATTTAATACTACAGATAGAACTATTCATAATAAGAAACTAGCATTTCTGGATCCAAATGGTCCAGTGACAGTTCAACGGTATGACGTACTTAAGTATAGTCAATTTGAAAAGTTGACAACAAAGCAAATCGGCTTTTTTTGGCAACCTTCAGAAGTAGATGTGCTACGTGATGCCAAAGACTTCAAAGAACTGTCTAAGTATGAACAGCATATCTTTACATCAAATCTAAAGCGACAGATTTTACTAGATAGTGTTCAGGGTAGAAGTCCTAACTTAGCATTTTTGCCTATTGCTACTATACCAGAACTAGAAACATGGATTCAAACATGGGCATTTAACGAGACTATCCATAGTCGTAGTTATACACACATTATCAGAAACATCTATGCTGATCCTAGTGTTATTTTTGATGGCATCATGGATATACCAGAGATCATTGATTGCGCGGTAGACATCAGCAAATACTATGATGATTTACTTCAGGCCGTACAGTACTACAATCTGTTAGGATATGACACACATACAGTCAATGGAAATGTAGTTGTAATTGAGCCATATGATCTAAAGAAGAAACTATGGATGTGTATCAACTCAGTAAACGCACTTGAGGGCATTAGATTTTATGTATCATTTGCGTGTAGTTGGGCGTTTGCTGAGTTGAAAAAGATGGAAGGCAATGCTAAAATCATCAAGTTGATTGCTCGGGACGAAAACGTTCATCTAGGCAGCACACAAACCTTACTGAAGTT